TAAAAATCACCATGGGTATGCGGATAAGGTAGAGCTTGCCGGGAATGTGGGTAACCGACCCCATTATGATTACTCTAAGTTATCTGATAGGCAATTAAGGGTACTGGAAAAAACCCTTGCAAAAGCAGAGACAAAGCCATGACAGCAGAGCCAAACCTGATTGAAATTAGAAACGAGCTTGCCAGGCGCTCCCTCCTTCGGTTTACGATTGAAACATTTGAGAATTACCAAGTAAATTGGCACCACCGGCTTGTTTGCGAATACCTTGACGCATTTGCAAACGGAGAAATAAGACGGCTAATGATTTTTATGCCCCCACAGACGGGTAAAAGTGAATTGGCTTCCCGGAGGCTTCCATGTTACATGCTGGGTAAAAACCCGGATGCAAAAATAGCTATTGTTTCCTATAATACCGACAAGGCAAGGGCTTTCAATAGGGAATGCCAGAGGATTATTGGTTCTGAACGTTATAAGCAAATATTTCCTGGAACCAGACTAAATGAAACTCGTGTCATTTATAGTGATCGGGGAAATTATTTAAGAAATACGATCGAATTTGAGATCGTCGGGCATGGAGGCAAGATTAAGGTGGCAGGCATAAGGGGAACATTGACAGGAGAAAAAGTCGATGTGCTTATAGCTGACGACCTGGTAAAAGATCAGGTGGAAGCTAAGTCCCCTACAATTCAATTACGTAATATCGAATGGTGGGATAGCGTCGCAATGACCAGGCTGCATAATGATTCACAAATACTTTTGCTCATGACCAGATGGGATAACGGGGATATCCCCGGCAGGCTTCTTACGCGAATGAGAAATGGAAAATGCGGAAAATTTGAGGTTATTAAATTACCGTCGATAAAAGAAAGCAATGGTGCGAAGGGTGATAAAAGGAAAACAGGTGAGGCGTTATGGCCCGCCAGGCACTCCGAGAAAAACATAAGGGAACAGGAAAAAGCTAACCCAGGGGTTTTTAGAGCACTGCACCAACAAGACCCTTCGGTCCCTACGGAATTTAAAATTTTTAATAATTGGCAAAAAATTGATGAAATGCCAGGTCACGATAAGTTTTATGGTCTTGACTTTGGCTTTTCAAACAACCCGGCTGCAATCGTGGAATGTCAGTATCATAACGGGAAAGCATATGTTAAGGAGTTATTTTATGAGACTGGCCAGACTAACCAGGAATTAGCGAAAATGCTCAAGGCGCTGGGGGTAACATATGAGGAGGTAATATGTGACGGTGCTGAACCAAAAAGCATCCAGGAATTAAAAGACCAGGGAATCAATGCGACTGCCGGGTTGCACTGCGCAAATAGCGTGAACACGCAAATACTTTTCTTACAGGGGATAGAAATATATTATGTTTCCACCCGGGGAAATCTTGAGTTTGAACTTGATAATTACCAGTGGTTACCAGGTCCAGACGGTCCGATTAACCAGGAGCTTGACAGACATAATCATCTTTTGAAAGCCGTGATGTATGCCATTTACAAACGGTGCAACCAGGGAAAACCGGGGATAAGGTTTCTTAACGTGTAGGGGATAAGGATGGGCATAATGACCGCACTATTCAATCGAGGACATCGCAGAATAGAAGCCGAATTGACTCAGATGAAAGTCCGGTATGATGAATTGAAGGTCCAATATGAAGATATTCAGCGAAAATTCGATATTACCGATTGGAATTCCTTTACTCCTACTCAGCAGGAAATACTTATGTCTCAAATGCTCACCTCTACATCTTATTTCGCAAAGGTGTGGATATACAATGTTTGCGTTAGAAAAATTGCATTATGGGTGGCAAAGATGAGCAGGTATAACTACCTTGAAAACGAAAAGGGAGAGAGCGTCGCAGGCAATAAAACATTCAAGCTCATCCAGGGTAATTGCAATCCCCTGTATAATGGCTTTGAAGAAATAGAATCACTTGCAAGCTTTTACATCATGAATGGCAATTTTTATGAGAAAGTAATCGGTACCCCCAGGATGCCTATCGAATTATGGTCGTTGTTGGCAAATAATATCGAACCACAAGCGGGAGACCCGGAAAGGGATGAGCCACTCATCAAATCTTATCGTGATAGTACTAAAACCAAAGCCGTCGATATACCCCCCGAACAGGTTATACACGGTAGATCATTCAATCCCGATAACTATATTAAGGGTATGCCCTGGCTGCAGGCTGCTGCAAATAAAATAAACACCCTCATGGATACAGAGGATTTTAATGCATCGGTTTTGAAAAACGGCGTTTTTCCAGCAATAAATTGGCATACCGATCAAATACTCGGCGAGACTCAAATCGATGAAATAATGCGACATATCGAAAAGCAATATGTGGGGCCGCATAGGGCGGGCAGAACCATGCTTACCTGGGGGGGGGTGAAAGCAGAGAAAATGGCCTTTTCACCGGAAGAAATGCAACTGCTTGAAAATGAGAGATATAATGGAAGTGTAATCGCAGTTTCATTGGGATATCCACCGGAACTATTGGGGCCGTTAACAGAAAAACGCACCTACAATAACGTTGCCGAAGCATATGAAGACCTTATTGAAACAACCTGCCTACCCATAGCGGAAAAAATTAACAGTAAACGGAGTGCCTACTTCTGGCCTGGCGGGGAATTTCAAATTAAAGTCAACATGAACATGATTAAGGTTATGCAGAAAAATGCAACCGAACTAGCGACATCCTATTGGCTTACCCCTGATCAAAAATTAGAAATGCAAGGCCATACACCAACCGGACTGCCGGAAATGCAGGAACGCTATATCCCCATGGGGTATGTGAATATTAAAGACCTGGGTATGCAGCAGGATAAGGAGAATTTTTAATGGGTAAAAATACATGTTCGGAATGCCAGTTCTGGCAGGAATCCGATGATTCGGGTGACTGGATGCCTGATAATAAAATAGGTAAATGCATGAATGGACGAAAACCAATAGTAAGACGTGAAAATGATATTGCTTGCCGTCACTATAATATGATCGGTATCGAAGATTACCCAGTTGATGAAAAAGCTAAAGCTGAATTCCTAAAAAAGGCTAATGAAATCAATGCCAAACCCATTTCCATAGCAGAAAAAGAAGACTTATTTGCAAAGCTGTTTATTGACGGCATTATTGGCATATGCGCCGATTATCATACACAAAAGGAGACTTTATGATACAACCTTTAGACGAACGAGTTTTAGTAGAGCCGATTAAAGAGGATGAAAAGATAGGCTCTATTCTCATTCCCGATACAGCCCAAAAGAGAGGCGTAAAGGGAAAAATTATTGCAGTCGGAACAAGTAAGAATTTAGACCGGCTCTTTAGGCCCGGCATGATTATCATTTACGGAAAGTACGCCGGGGAAGAAATAACCGTGGAAAACAAAAAGCTTTTAATACTACAGCGGCATGACATCCTGGCTATCATTGAGGGTGAATAGTAAATAAACCAAAATGCTTAAAGAAGATTATTTCCTGAGATATGAAATGAAGGCGGGCCGCGTAATAAAGATAGGAACCGGCATGCCTTTCGGGAAATTTAAGCAAAAATATGGTACCAAAATTATCGGGATTCTCGAATCATTATGGGGCCAGCAATTTGACCTGATAACAAGAAATAGGGTGTTAGAAGCGATACGCCTACAGGGGATACCTGATGAACTCCTGGACGGTATGAATCGAAATGTTGACGCATGGATTAAGGAGAAGTTCATCCCCACGTACACGAAAGCAGTAATTTACGCTGCGGATGGGGATAGTGAAATTATTGGCATGGCGGACAGCATTAACCAGGCGCTGGGTGCAAGCATTATATTCAACCCATCCACCAGGCGAATGATCGATTATATCAACAAGGAAGGGGCAAACCTGGCAGTGGAATTGACCAATAACCAATTGCTGTCACTGAAAACAATCTTGAAACATGCGATTCAAAATGATTGGAGTAATATCACCACCTATTCGTTCATGAAAAAAGGGATTACATTGACGCCGCGTGAGATAATGTGGCTTGAAAATTTTTACAACCGGTCTTTTAAAAACGCTCTAGAAGAGATAGCATTGAATAATCCTACCTTGAAAGGAGATGCATTGCTTAGGGCCGCCACCAGGGTTGCAGAAAATAAGGTGAATGATAAATTCTTGTTTTATCAGCGCTCCCGTGCGCAGCGTATTGCTACAACCGAACTGATACGAGCCAAAGGGGAAGGCGATATTGAAGCCCACCAGCAGGCCATAGATGCAGGCATAATTTCAGCAGCAGAAAAGCAATGGGAAAGGCAGAACTTCAAAGATAATTGGGAAACGAGTATCCTGTATGATGGGCAACGTATTGGGCTGGATGAATCGTTTGCACAGTTTGGAATCCCGGTTAAAACCACCATGGTTGACTTTAGGATGCCGGGTGAAATCAATGAGCATTGTGAGATTGTATTTTATGCGAGGAGGTGAGATATGAGCGAGAAACAAATAATTCCTTTTCCTGGTGACGGTATGCCGTCAGATCAACCTTTGATCTCTGAGCCGCAAACTCTTACCGGGACATGGACGGACCTGGGTATATATGAAATCCCGGTTGAAAGAGCACAGGGGTTGACGGTACTATGGGAAGTAGAGTTAAATAATTCAAAAAGAGTAAGAATGCGATTGAAGGGTAGAACCAGGTTTGAGGATGAAAAAGATTTTGTTCTGCATGCTGCCACCGGGGAACTAGCGGTCAATAATGAATATTACGAATTTCCCGATGAAAGCATTAGCCAGGACGCAAGGTTTGAGATAAAAAAGAGCATACCTATCGTCTGGGTGCAGGTAATGGTTGGTACGGTAGGGGCTAATCCCGGTAGAATTCTATCGGCAAAAATTACAGTGAGCCAATAGGAGGCAATCATGGCAAAAATAACCACAGATGGATGTTTCATAGCACCAACAGCGTTAATTTCGGCGGCGCAGGCATTCACAGCAAACTGGGTTGACCTGGGTGGAGAAATTGATGTTGGGGGAATGGATGCTTTTTCTTTATGCCTGGAATTGGACATCAATGATTCTCTTAACATGCGCATGCGTGTGCTCACGAAAACACCGAAATCTACTACCCTGGAATACCTTCCAAATTTAAAACCGCGTTCGGCTTCCGTAAATGCCATTGCTGATGAATACGATGAATTTGATGTGGATGCAGATCAAAACAAACAGTTATTTTACAGGTTTCGCGGTTGCGTCCAGACAGTTCAAGTCCAAATCCAGGCGGGAACAGTAGGGGCATCACCGGGACGGGTTGTGACTGCTTACTACATGGCTTCGAGATAAGGAGAACAAGATGGAGGAAACTAAAATTAATAAAGTAGGGCGTAGATTCATTGTTACTTTAAGCTATAATGATTCCCCAGATAAGTTATGGGTAGAACTAAGCGTGGAAACCTTCAAGGGCGAACATGAAGCCTCGGTAATTTGCGAAAATGTCAAAAAAAGAATAAGCCAGGAGAAATTAGAATCCGCCACGACCGCAATGATAAAAGATGATTTTTCCGAGGCGGCAGAGATCATTAAAATCATAAAAGAAGAAAACCTAAAGATTAACCAGGATGAAAATCGTGTCCTATCAAAGTCGGACGTAAAAAAATGAGCGACATAGAGACCCTAGAAAAAGAGATCGCATTGTTAAAGGAAAAGGTCGGGCTTACAGAGAAAGTCTTAGAACTCGAAAGGGAGTTGGATAAACTAAGGAGAGGTGGAAAGGAATATATTCCCCAGATTATTTGGACTACCGGGGGTACAACTTATACCTACGATCATGGATATGAAACGAAAACAGAGAAATATAAATGGTAGAATGAAATGAAAGAAATAAAAATCAAAAGCTTGAGAAGAGTCAAACTTAATGCGGATGACGTGGTGATCATAGAGGCGTATAGAGAGTTGACTGTGGAACAAATTGAAATGTTATTGAATCAAGCTAAAAAAATATTCCCTATGAATAAAATTGTCATCACATCACCCAAAATCAAGCTGAAAGTGGTTTCAAATATAAATGAGGTGCCCATAAATGCCATATGAAACCGAACACGCCTGTCGATTAAAAGAGCCGAGATTATTTGAGAGATTCGCCCGGAAAACCCTAAAGCATAACGGGAAGGAGTATGGTGTTATCATCGGATTCAAGAAGGATGGCGGAAGTGAGGCGCAGGCATTTAGGTATAATAAAAATTCATGGTCCGAATCAGAAGCAAGGGCGCATTGCAAAGACCATGGCGGCAACTTTGAGGCTGCAAAAAAATGTGTTGATTGTTATGATGGAGGCGTAGAGATGAGTAAATCAAAGCATTATATAATCGAGTATAAAAGTTTTGCATTCGAGTTAAAAGATCATGATGAGAAGGGAAAATTCCAGGGCTTGTTGTCCACTAATGGAAATATTGACCCTGCCCTGGATAGATTTAATCCCGGAACCTGGAAGCGGACGATAAGCATGAGAGGAAAGGAGCCATTTCCCTTGCTGAAAAGCCATAGGATAGATAACCAGGTCGGGTCCT